TCGGCTTGCCCGCTGTTACATTTGTTGCTGTTCCAGCCATTTTTAAGCCTCCTTAAAAGTGGATTTCGAACACGGACTGGTAGCGGTAGCGCTTTGTCCTTACGTCCGTGTGGTTATAGTTAGATGCCAGTCTTATCTCGCTGATGCTGTTCAGCGCAAGCATTCCGAACATAACGCTGCGCATTTCCTCATCGAGGCAAGCCGCCTCATAAAGCGAATTAAGCGAGTAAGACTGCACGGCGATAGACCCCGAATCAATATGATCATTCAGCCCGCCGCCAACTTTCTCGAGCAAAATAAAACGCTCCGGCATTGTGGGGTAGTCTTCCGAAGGGACTTCGGGCAACTCCATAAACACCGGAACGTCGATATGCTCAGTTAAATATTCAAGTACGATCTGTTCAATCATCGTATGCTCTTTTCTAACGTGTTATGGTCGAGATTGTCCGCGGCCGCCTCTTCCGTTGCCGTAACGACTGAGACGTTTGCACGGTTTGTGCCAATGTAAACGTCGTAACCGTCTCCCGCACGCTCTGCGACCTGTCCGGCAAACTCAACGAGCACGTCCTGCATTTCCTGCGACTGCATGAGCTCACGGACGCCTGCGCGGTTGAGGACGAACTTAAAGTCACTCATATTTTTCCACCATCACGTTCTTGCCCCACTGAAGCGGGACCAGTTCTTCCTGTCCGATAGCAGGATAACCGAACGTGCGGTATTTGCCTGCAGGAAAATCAGCCGGAAGCTCGACGCGTCTGTCCGTCCATACATGGGTATCGCCTTTAGGGATGCCCAGAGTGTACGCCGCCCGCTTTCCGGTAAGGTTTAACGTGTCAACGATTTCCTGCGGCGTAGGCATTCCAATCAGGACGTTCTCGACAGTCACAGGCGTTTCCGTATAAATCGGTCTGTTGAAATCATCAACTCCCGCCTTTACCTTGTCATATAAAATTATGCTTCGTCCTGCGAGCCGTCCCATATCTCCATAACTCCATATCTTTGACGCTTAAAGCCGAGCATTTTGCGCTCGTTATTCATGAGCGACATCGCAACACCGCCGCCCGGTATCGCATATGTGCCAGACCATGAATAGCCTAATCCACTCTGCGATTCCTGGCTCAACGGGTCACCTGTCTTTGATTGGCGCAACGCACGGCAAACAACATCGCACGTGATCATCTTCACTACAGATTCATAAGCTGAATCCGCTCCGATTCTCTCATCGACATCAATTCCGCACTTGCGCCCCTCAACGCGAATAAGATCAGATACGAGCGGAAGTATTGCCTCCGCCCGTACCAAATCATCATCCGTATAACGTGCGCCCGTAAACACTTCGAGCTCGGCAAGCGTTACAAAAGCCGCGCCCATTTAAGCGCTCCTTATGCGTGTGTTCTTGTGATCTTCTGGAACACGCTTGTGTCAGCACGGAATCCGACTTCGATTTCAGCGCGGACAGCAAACATGTTATTCTGCCACAGGGAGATCATTGCATTGCTTGCACCGATCGGCAGAGAAGCCTGATTGCTCATGTCGATCTTGATGCCTTCGACGGTGCCATAGAGGGCCTGTGTCCAGTCACCTGCGAAGCCGATGACATCAGGAGTAGCGCCGGAACCGGAAGTGCCATCTTTGTAAGCAGCCTTTGCATAATGTGCAGGCGCTCCGATCAGTCTCGGAACAACACCATCCGCAACACTGTTCACGAACAGCGGTCTGCCGGTGGAATCTACTGCACCGAGCAGTTCGCCCTTTGCCTGAGGAGACAGCGCGAAGCCATTCAGGATGCCGCCTGCGCTTGCGATCGCAGTATCAGCGGCGACCAGTGCCTTATACACGCTGTTACCGGTGCCGGAAATGCTCTGAGCGGTAACAGATGCGAAAGTGTCAAAATTGGATCCGGGAGCAGTGCCGTGGAATACAGTTGCATCAAACTTAGCGGCGAGAGCCAGCGGGAGACGCGCAACAAGCGCATCGTACAGAGCACCCATATCCCTTGCGAACTCATCAGAGAACGGAACGATGACGGCCAGTTTGTACGCCTGCATGATCTTCGTGGAAAGCCCGGGATTGCTGACAGGCTTCGCGGCGGTTTCATCTACCCAGTTTGCCTCAGGATCGGAAGTGATCACCGGGATGGTAAGACCGCGGCCGGGGAGCTGGATCTGTCTCGCAAGACTCATAACTGCGGACTGTTCCTGTGTTTTCTGCATGATCTCAGCAGAAATTTCAGTGGGAAGTGTGATATTTGTTCTGTTTGTAGAAATTCCAGACATGATAGTCCTCCTTAATTAATTGTTAAAAGCTGACGCCGCCCAGTTTGCGAACTGATCGCGAGTTGTTCCGCTGCCAGTGCCCTCAGGGTTACCGATCGGAGTAGGCTTATTCTGTGCTTTAGCCCAACCCTGATATCGTTCGACAACCTTCTTGGCATCTTCTTTCCACTCTGTTTCATTTGTGCCGATAAGACGCTCGGCTTCTTCCATTGGCAGGCCCATTCCAATGACGATTCTCGTTTTAGCCAGGTCGTTCCTGTATTTCTCGCCTTTGGCGATCTCCGCATCTTTGTCAGCGATGATCTTCTCTTTGTCTGCCGCTGCTGTCTGCAGTTTGCTAATCTGTTCATTAAGGTCTTTGGTAAGTGCCTCGATCTCTTCCGGGCTCTTCCAGCCTTTTTCTTTGTAATCAGCTTCAAACTGCTTGGCGTATGACTTACGATCTCTTTCAAGTCGCGCCGTGATGATTGAATCTAATTGTTCCTGCGTCTCAATAACTTTGAATTCGGCCATTTTTTGTTTCCTTTCCCTTTAACCGGTGGTATCCGTAAAATGAGTATTAAAAAAGCACCGCCGAAGCGATGCCTTAATAACTGATATGTTGTTTGGTCTTTTCTGCCTTGGTCTCTGAGCATATCCACGTTGCCAGGATCATGCTGTCGAGCAGTGCGATGTCAGCGCCGTCCTTCATCGACTTATAGCCGAGTCCGCCGTTAGACCCGATTTTCCGCCGTTCGCAATTGGTGACGACTTGAGTAACTGCCGACTGCTTCATGTGTTGGAATGTGCCGTTTTCCATTGCCATGTCAAAGACAGAATTGGCTTTGATAATCTGCGACACGTTCACAGTCTCGATGCGCTTAATGCGCTCAGCCTTTGCAGCATCCATCAGCACATCCACGCCGTTCTTGCCGTCTACTACAGTCTTGCGGTAGTCAGCTTGGGCAAGGAACTGCACAATCCAGTGGACTCCATTCCTTATCGGCTTGCACCCGACAACTTCCGAGAATATCTTCCCGTCTGCGGTCCGTGCGGCGACTGCCAGCGCAACGTTTTCGCCATCGATTCCGAACTTGATTCCAACAAACAACTGACCAGTGAGTTTTGGAAGCTTTGGAAGTTCGAGCGCTTCCCATTCGTTACGGCTAATTGCCGACCGCTGATTGTATTTTATCCATAAGCCTAGACGTTGGATATTGAAATCAGTCTTATCGTCGCCTATCTCCGAGCGGATCGTCCTCTCTTTCAGCACTGTTCCGAGCGATGGGTTCGTTTCGTACCACAGATCTACGTCGTTTACATCAGACATTTCCGGGACTGACCATTCAGCCCAGCCCGATGCGTATGAGTCCTTCTGCAGGACCGTCTTCCGGAAGTTCGGAAAGACTGTGCCCGCGCTGATCGCTGTCGGTGGAGTACCGAACATGATCGTCTGAGGGTTCGCCGAATCCGTAACAACGTATTTGAGCGCTGTTTCCTGCTCGGGTGTGTATTCCTGTGCTTCATCAATGATAAGCACGTCGTATCCTTCGCCAAGGCCCCCTGTGGACGTCCTGGTGCGGAATTCTATCACACTATCTTCCGTGTACAGGTGTTCTTTGCCAAACGCGCGAAAAGATGACACAATCGTGATATCGCATTTCGCGCACAACCGGCTCAGGCGTTCCCAGATAGAGTGTGCTGTGCTTGCCCTGTGCGCTGTATAAAGGATTCGCTCGCCATTCTTCAAGCCCCATATGCACCTTGCAAGAGCCATTTCCGACTTGCCATTGCGTCGCGGTACACTGTAGCCGAATTTCTGATGGATCCACAGGCCGTCGTCGTCCACGGCCATGATGTCGTAGGTGAGAGCCTCCTGCCACGGGAGCGCGTCCTTTTCGGACTTGTTATACAACTCAATGGCTTCAGCGCCTTTCGTGTCTTTATAAGGCAGAACTACGGACACCGTTGGGGATTGTCTCCCAACTCTGTCCATCTCATTCCTCCTTATGCTCTGCGGGATCCTTGTTGCGCGGTGTCATATGATCAAAATTCATTCCACCCTCCTGCACGATTCTGCCATGTGTGAGTCTTGCCAACGTGGTACTCTATCATGCAACCACAGCCGGGATGCCTCTCAAATGCCCCCGCCTGGTATGCTTCCGCGTAATCTGTCCAGTCGCCTTCTCGGTCCATGCACCACTGGCAAACATCTTTGCCATCATGCAGACCCACATCATCATAGGTGCGTGTAATGTGTACGGCGAGTCCCATGTTCGTAGCCGCCGCCGCATTGATGCGAAGAGTTTCGTCAACGACTCCGAGAGAATTATTCCGCACAAGGTTCCGCAGATAGTCGTCCGTTATCTCTTCCGATTCCGTAACGACTGCAGCAAGTCCGCGCGCCTTTTCCGCATTGAACTCAGGCGTTAAGGCTTTGAGTCCGACCCCCGCTTTCCGATACATGTCATTTTGTGCACGTGCGCATACTCTGACGACTTCTTCGTGGTTCTTTTTCATGACGGCCGTGAATATCTGCACTGCTTCTTCACGAGTGATATTCGCAGGGTCGCTCATATGGAGTTTTAAGACTTCAAAGACCAAATCGGCGGCTTTATCGGCGAATTCATGAGCATCTTTGTAACTCCACGCCTTTTGAGCGAGAGCGTTGAGCCGCACATTCTTTCGCAGCAGTCTGCCATATGCTCCCATAATCTGATTTGCATCTGCCATATCAAATACCCGTCAGTTCTCTGAGCTTATCTTCTGTGAAGTAATCGGGATACGCCATCTGAATCTTTTGCACCGCGTCGCCGATTCCAGAGAGTGCAGTAATGTCAGGCTCAAAAATCGGGCCCCATGATGCCTTTGTCTGTGCCACCTGATTGCGTTTGTAATCCATTCCGTCACGTAGGCACGCGGCAAGATAACCCGCATTGATAAATCCAATGCCAAGTGTCCTCTGTGCTTTCCGCGCGGTGAGCCTTAACGACTCATGGGCCGCCTTGATTGCCTCGCTACTGGAAGGATTCGCAGACGGGAAGCCAAGATCATCAAGTGTCAGCCCCGTTTCGCCCGCAAACAGTCCTGCAAACATACGAAGC